CGAAGTTGGTGGTGGTGATGAGCTTCCAGATGTTCTCAAGTACCTTTGCACCGAGTGCGCGACCAGCCTGGGCAGCCAAGTCGTCAAAACGAGCGGCAGAGCTGTTTGCGTTTTGCAAGTCACTGATGTCAAAAGTTACGATGTTGTGCTGGTTGAGGTTGACTGTGTTAGAAGTCACTGCGCCGCCGCCAGTTTGATAGTTGGCAGTAGAGGCGTTGAATGTAGTTGCGGTCATCGCGGAGATGAACGGAACGACGATTGCGTCACCTTTGCCGCGTGCGCTGTCATCCAGCGAGCGAGAAAAGGAACGGAGTGGGGCGAGCTTTGCGGTAAAGGCTTTAAGCGCTTCTTGTGCGAAGATGGTATCGTTGAATGACAGAGTAGCCATGATAATTTAGTTTGAGAGTTGTTGGTTATTTATTGAGAATTTTGCGTATTTCATCGCCATGCTTGGCGTAGTAAAGTGTTCTGGCTGCACCTTTGAGTGATGCCAGTACTTCGATGTGATCGGTAGCGGTTGCTTCTGCTACGATCTCGACGATTGGTTCTGGCTGTCCTATTGACGCAAGCACTTCTATGGCTATCTCGCTAGCCGAGGCCTTAGCTTTCTCGACTTCTAGCTCAGTAGTCACAAGTACTTCGTTAACCTTCGTAAGTGCTTCATCTTTTGCGATAGACTCAGCCTTGATTAGTTCAAGCTCTGCGGTCTTAGCGTCTAGCTCAGCCTTAAATCCTGCGGCTTCCTGTAGTGCAATCTCGACAGATTCGAATTTAGCTTTATAAGCGTCGAGTTCGGAATCGTGTGTTGCAATTACATTTTCAAGTGCAGCAATTTTTTCGATTGCTTCGATGCTTGAAGGGTTAGTGATGCGGTCAATTAACTTCATTTCACGTTTATTGATTTTTTCTGTGCCAATGTCAACTTGCCCACTCTTTTCCTCTTTTCCGTTTTTTAGAATGACATCTACAAAACCTTTGTCTTTGGCTTCGTCGGCAGTCATCCAAGTCTCGGCCATCATCATTTCGCGGATCTCTTCTTCGTCCATGCCGGTACGCTCTGCATAGGTTTTTGCAATCTCTGCGCTGATGCTTTCGAGTAGAATAGCTTGTTTCTGGAGCGCTCGTGCGTCACCGGCTGCAATGGTGCTGGCCTCATGGATCATGATGCGACTGCCTGCAGTCATACGGCGCTGGTCGCCGGCCATCAGGATCACGCTGCCCATGCTGGCAGCTAGTCCGTTGACTGTTGCTGTGATCTCTACGCCGCGAGCAGACATTTCGCGCAAGGCGTTGTAAATGCGTTGACCTTCAAAGACCGATCCGCCTGGCGTGTTGATCTCGATCTCAATGCCGTCGATTGCGTCGTCTGCTTTGCAAACGATCTCGCCGATGGTCATCTGTGCAGCCACGGCGCGTTCGCCGTATAGTCGGTCGAGCTTGTCGATGAGTTCGTCGGCAGACTCTTTTGTCACGCCGCTGTTGAGCTTGACCTTGCCAAGCCTGTTATTGATTGTGATATTCATTTGATTGTCGGTTTGTAATTCTTTGAGTTTTTGATTTGACCATGTTACACCGGGATCGCCGCCCCACAATGCCCATGCAATGCGACCAGCAGATGGGTAGCCTTCTTCGCCTGGGCTAAATCCTTCTGCTTGTTTGTCCACTTCATGCCTTGCGAAAAAGCTGACCATGCGGCTAATAGTTTCTTCTGATAAATTGATTCTGTTGCTGATGTCTCTAGCGCGTGCCACGCCCACCTCAGTTCCGCCTCGGTTGTACTGCCTGCGCCACTCAAGACCACGCGCAGCCTCTTCTGCCATCTCCACGGTTGGTTTGAGGTGTGTCATTGCTAATCTTCTATTGGCTGCTGCGGTGGCGACGGCGATTTGAAGCCGCTTGGTGACGCAAGCGTAATTGGTCTACGGAATCCTTTGTCCTCTTTCCATGCACCGAGAACGGCTGGCGACATGTTGGGTAGTCCTGCTTCTGCTCGGAAAGTTTCTTCGTCCATTACGGCAGGCGTAATTGCACCTGCTCGCACTGCTACGCCGTAAGCATCAAACTTAGATTTTAGATTTTCAAAACGTAGGCGCTCACCATTTGCATTATATTGATTTTCATTATCATCAACTGCTGTCTGCACTTCTGCGACTTCGTTAGGCGTGATCATGAACATCTCACGATCTTCCACAGTATGCACCATGCCGTGCGTAGCGTTAAGTTTATCGGCGACAGAATGCGCGATGTGCTTACGCATCCAGATCGAATGGGCGCGGCTAGTTAGGAAGTCTGTCTCGTTTAGTCCCCTTGCCTCTAGTACCTCTGACAAGTTACGACTGCCGGCGCGTAATTCTTCAAGTTCCATCTTCGACTCGCGGCCGTCATCTACTGACAGGCGCGGTGGTCGGGAAAAGTCCCAGAGCGTAGGCGCTTCTAGTTTTGGTAGGCGACCTGCCGCAGCAAACACAGAATACGCCCACGATACTGCGCGACGTGCTGCATAGAATAGCTGTCCTTGTCTCTTTGTAACAAAGCGCCGGCACTTAACAATCTCTCCACGCTCGGCTGTACCTTGCCCAGATGACTTCCAGACGTTGTAGCTCCAGACTGGTATTACTGCTTCTCGGTTTAAGCGGTCTTGGAATGTATCCCAGTTCGGGCCGGGGTTTTTATGTTCCATTTGCTCCATGCGATGCTGACCATCGCCGGGTAAATACATCACGCCGCCTGGGAATGATTGTGTGCTGAATGCCGTTGGGCTAGTGCCTAAGCCACCGCCGTCCATATCGTTTGCAGGATCGTCGATGTCTGGTGCGCCAGTTGCGTTAAACACCGTAAGGTGCAGCCTAGAGATAATCTGCTGCCTTATTCTCTCGTCTTCGGTTGAGAGAAGTGACATCTTTAGAGATTCTAGCGCGTGCGTGAATGCTGGTAAACCACGTCCTTGCTCACAATGCGATGGGTCGAATAGGTGTATAACGTCAGCAGCGGGTATGTCTTTGAATTGTTCTACCCCATCAACTCCGACATCAAACCTGTACGCGGCTGGTCTGCCGCTTCTAAAATATATGATGCCATCATTTATGCGGTATCCTGCGTAGTCGCCAGTCTTAATTACTGAGTCGTAAGCCGATCTGCACCGATGACTCGGTATCATTTGTATGCGTGGGAAGTTGTCTGCGCCGACTACTAATATCCAAAAGACATCGCCGCTGCGGTCAATTTCTACGCTCGATAGCTCCAGTATTTTGTGCCAGTCAAATATGCCACCGCGAACGTCAGACTGTGGATACCATACATCCTGCAAAAACTTTGTAACTTGCTTGCCCTTTTCTTGGTCAGCTCCGAGGTACGATGGGAGCCAGGCTTCGCCTACGCTGTAATCTGCCTTCTGCAAAATACACGCACGCGGCACGCCCATGTTTACGAATAGCCTATTTGAAAGGCTTACCAGTGTTTTGCGATCATTCGATGGTATGAGCCGATCAATATCATCGTTTAAGACTGTAAACTGTGGGCCTCGCCGCGTCGATCTATCCGCAGCGTGGGCGATGCGATAGGGTTGACCTGTTGAATCTAGGATGCTGCTGGTCATGAGTTGAATACGCTAATCGAGGTTGAGGAGATGGCGCGACCGCGATCCAAATATAGAACAACGTGGCGCAGTACCATAGGCGCTGACCATTAGTCATCGTTTCTGTGGTCGAAAATGTCTGCCCGTTGACAGTTGAACTCGTAACTGTCGCGGTTGAATTAGGGTCAGTTGCTATTGCTAATGCTAGCAATGCAAACTCATCGCGTATCGATGCGGCCGCGACTGGGCTATCTTTGATTGCTGCATAAATAGCTCTTGCTGTTTCCGCGATATTCACGACGTGGTTAATAACTTAACCCAACGCCAAAGTCAAATTAGCCATGCCAACGATCAATGTCAGCAACGAGCCGCTTGACCTGTAACTACTCAGAATCAAAAATACGCATGACCAATGCGGCTGCTACTTGGTAGCACATCGCGTCAAATAGGTGGTTAGCACCACCGCTTGGTCGTATCCACTGTGCCTTTTCTTGTCCTGTCTTAGAGTTGCGCTCGACGATCCGACGCTCGCACTGCATGTGGTTTTCAAATGGTTTTGACAAATCGCCTGGCAGCTCGATCTGTTCGCCTGATGCCAATAATCGAGCTAGAATGTCTTTTATCGAATTTGACGCAACGAAGATATACTTGGCTATGCCACCAGATCTTGCGC